GATGTAAATAGCCGCATCAAGCGCTTTAGAGCTGAGTTCCCGAGTGTGCTTTACCTCGATATTGTTACCGACATCTGCTTTTGTATCGTCTATGCCGGGATCAGGTATGTAGCCAGTAACGCCAAAATGCAGAGCTACAGCTATCTGAGCACCGTAGCCCTCTGCCTTCTCGGTTATCATCTCGTGATAATTAAGACTGCGGTTATATTGTCGGACTTGCGTAGTAGGATGTGAGTTTTTTACAGCCATCCAGTCCACACCTGTTTTATGAGCTAATTTCTCCTGCTCGTGGTCCAGCACCACACGCTCTAGCCTCGGCATTGTGAGCATAGCCATATGACCTCCTCGCCACCGACTACCTGAATAGTTAGTCCGCCCTGCCGTGGCTGATAGGTATTGCACTGATCGCATAGGTCTGTAACCTCGCGAGTTATTGAGCCGTCCGTATGGATAGTGGTGCACACGCCTTTGGCAATTATCTGCATTTCACCCACGGCGGTTTTCCATATCTTGAAAGATTTTGCGCCGAGCATCTGTACGAGCTTTAAGATCATCCTCAACTGCGTAGAGTCGAGCCATATCCCACAAATCATCTTGTGTTAAAACATCTAGATTTTTCATATCCATATGCAAAATGAGACTGTATAAAGCTGTAGTAATTCCCCAGCCGTGGTGAACATCTCTGCGTTTATCTAGAAATCTCATAGCCACACCGGCTTGCACTGGTCTGTTCGTACTTTGCTAGGGCAGGTGTAACCCTTATAGGCGTTGCCCGTTTTGGAGCTTTTGCCCTCCTTGTAAATCATCCTGCCGTGTGAACATTTCGGACTGTCCTCGACTATTTCGCCGCCTAGTTGTTCGGCCACTAGCTGCAGCACGTTGCCTACTGGCTCTGCCGTGCCTTCGCTTTCACTTGTTTTTATTGTGAGAGTAGCCCACGGATCCTCGTTAAATACAGGAGAAGGCGCATCCACTCGTTGCATATCTTGGCGGGTAGGCCGTGCATCGCTCGGTGTTAGCAAACTTATTACACGTCCGTAAGCTGAGGTAACTGTGTCCTCAATAAACCATTTTTTCATATTGGCCGGATAAGTAGCCACGTTACCTAGTGCATAATCTGTAGCACTTGGTACTGCATCCTCATACTCTCGGTAGGCCTCAGCTTTAACTAATACCCAACCTGCAGCTAAGTCTGCATCCTCGATATAGCAAACCAAACGGCCACTCGGGAACTCAGCTCTAAAGCGCTTGATGCGGCTATTTACATCCTCATAATTAGATAAATCAAACACGAGCCACCTCCGCTAAACGCACGCGGAGTTTAGAAATGTCCAGTGATTGAGCCATACGCATTTGGTCTTGTAATGACCAACTCTCACTGCCATCTTTACCCCAGCCTTGAGTAATGCCGTCTAAACACTCACGGCAATATGCACGGCTTTGTCCATTAGTAGAGACTGCAACTACTAAGGCTTGTTTTTGCGCCTTTGGATGCCACGTCTTATCTTTTAATCGGCCCCACGCCATTTTGCAGTGATCGCAATACGTTCCCATAGCTGCATCGGTAATCATTGTTGCACCGACTTAGCGCCACGGCGATAGCCGAGCTGTGTGCCGATTTTCTTGCCCTCGTTAAAACCTTTTGCGTAGAAAATCACCGCGGTAATCGAGGCTACGATAAACATATAAATTAAAACTTGTATCTCTAAAACTGTACTCATTGTATTACGCCCTTTGTTAAGGCCGATACGATCTAAACCCTGAGAGCTTAGCCCGGCTCGGCAGTTAGTGGTACACCATAAGGGTAAAGGCACATACCGACAAGATGCGACTAAGACACGCGGGGCTGTTCATCCTCTTTTTTAGGTTTGGACTTGAGCCCGTTACTCGCCAGTACGCCACCGAGTGAGCCGGTAAGAAATACAGTTAAAGTTGTAAGCAAGTCTATAAAAGCGCGGTCGTTAGGAGCTTGAGCGCTGACCGGCTGAGTTACAAAGATAAGCGCGTAGAGCATCCCAAAGACTGATAGGCCAAAAACTACGGCTAAGGTCACTCCAATAAACACAATAAGGCGAGCGTGCAGATCCTCAGGGCTTAAACGGCTCATAGATTTCCTCGGGTATGAGGTCTTTGGTACACGTACCCACAACTTCGCACCGTGGAGGCTGGCACTCCGGGCTGCTCCAGTTTTCATATTCTTGGCACTCATACCTTACCCATCCTTGATAACCGCACCCCGATAGGAGCAACATCCCCAGTATCGCCCCTATCAGGGCTTTCATTAGTTGGACCCTATGCCGTATTGCTTTTCGCTAGGTGCTAGAGCTTTTAGGAGTGGACCTACTAAACCTGCGATAAACGCGTTAGCAAGTGTTTTAGGATCTGTAATGCCTGAGAGATAAAGGGCTCCCACGCAACTAACCGCAGCTCTTAAGTATGAAAGGCCTGCAGCTTTGAGTTGTTCGCTCATTTTGTTTTCTCTTTTCTGCCCTTAGTTGATTTGTTTGAGTATGGCCACCTTTACGGTGCCCGTAGCGCATATTGCGTATAAGGCCTCGTGGTCGCCTACACCAACGGTTATGTAGGCATCCGCATCTAACTCAAAGCCATTAGCCGTAGTTACGTTTGCATCGCCTAAATATACGGAAGGGTTGCCCGCGCCGTGTTGCGCATTGTGGACGTTTACTGTTTGGTCAAAGGCTGTAGCTGCTACTAAAAGTGTGGCAGTAGTGCCTACTGTTATTTGTGCGCTTGTAGGCATTACTTAAGTCCTAACTTTTTGATTAACTCCGCAGCTTTAGCCTGGGTTACTGCTACCTCAAAGTGCATTTCGTCCTTGCGCTTTAGATAATCGCCGCCCCATTTAAGGCCATATTTCTTAGCGAGCGCCCGGATCATAGGTACCTTCTCAGGAGGAAAAGTCCCGATTTTGCCTAGTGCGTGTTTAGTAGCGTTAAGGTCTATAGCTGTACCGGAGGAGTGGCAGCTAAGTTTGTCCTCGCTACCGCGTACCATCCGATAGGCGTAACTCCAGTCGTCAAAAGTACCGCCCTCTACAGGCTCGATAAGAGTATTAAACTCAGCTGTAAAAGCTGCAAGTAATGGGCCGCAGCCCTCAGCGCATCGCAGCTTTAGGTTTGTGCCTTCTACTTTGTAGCTAGTAATGCGTATCTCGTCCGGGTCCTTTGAGGCAGGCCAGCCGTTGTAACTAGTTTGCATCTTTACCTTCGTGACTCGGATCTGCACAAACCCATTGGCAGGTATCCTCGTTAAGTATTGCCGTGTTATGGCATTTAATACCGATAAAAGCATCCCTAGTTGCATCGTATGTATAACCAACAGATGCAAAGTTTTTACGGATATTTCCGTTATATGAGGTTTTAATCCACGTACCACCGAGAGACTCCATAAATGCTTGACCCTCATCAAGTGAGTTATTATCTCCTACAAGTACACGTATAACAGTGTTTGTATTATCTATTTCAGCCCAGTGACTCATTTTGCATACCTCACCATTACTACACCTGAACCGCCTGAACCGCCGTAGCGTTGTACTCCATCTGTTTGTGACGAACCACCACCGCCACCACCACCGGTATTAACTGTGCCGCTTATAGCTCCTGTGTTATTAGCGTTAGTACCGCCGTTACCGCCACCGCCAGAACCACCTGAACCAAGAGTGCCGCCGGAGGTACCTCCACCACCGCCACCTGCTAAATAATAAGTTCCACCAACATTTTGTCCTACACCTGTAGTTGCGCTCCACGATGTATAAGTAGATGATCCAACTCCACCTGCTCCGGCAGTACTGCCACTTGCAGCTGAACCAGTTGCACCTTTACCACCACCGCCACCGCCAGCGGTTGTAGAACCTCCACCACCATTAGAACCTTGTCCTGATGTAGCAGTACCACCAGAGCTAGAACCTGATGCAGGATTACCACCACCGCCACCTGAACCGCCATTACCGCCGTTAACAGTTCCAAAATAATCGCGACCGCCTAAACCACCGCCTACAACTGTTGTAAGGGATCCAAAAACAGAGCTAACCCCCTGAAAACCTATATAACCGTTACCCGGAGTACCACCTGCTCCACCTGCTCCAACAGTTACAGTTTGTGCAGTGGATAATGACTCACCAGTAAATGCTAATAATCCACCTGCACCACCGGCTCCTGCACCATTACCAAAGGAACCACCACCGCCACCAGCTACTACAACAATGTCGCACGAAATAGTTTGCAGAGGAGTAAAAGTTCCTGAGCTTGTAAAGGTGTGATACCAGTAATTAGCATCGGATGTGATTGTTCCACCTGTGGCCTTAGCCGATGGCACATTAAAGTGAATAGCGGCAATAGTATTTAACATTATGCAACAGCACCTACGACATACCAAGTATCTGTACCAGTTTTAATGCAGGCTGCTGACTTGTATTGAGCAACAGTTGGTGCTGCGGCAGTTGCGCCAGCAGATAGAACTGTTGTTGTGCCTGAGGTAACAGCTGAAATAGTGCAAGTACCTGCGCCAATATTGAGCACTGTAATAACAGTACCAATAGGAAATGCCACAGAGGCATTAGTAGGTATCTTAAAGGCAATCGCAGTTGCCTTGTTCATAATCTCTAGGACTTGGTACTGATCTGATAGAACTGCTGTGTAGTCGCTTGTGTTAGCTGTGCCGATAGTAAAGGCGGTTAGGCCGTTCATACCCGCACTTGTTAGTACGTCGCCGGTAGCCCACGGAAAACCTGTAGCCATTTGTATATCTCCTTAGTAACTTAACACGTTCGTATCGAGTACGCCCGAGGTGGTAGATCCAATAATAAACCCATCTATGATGGGCTCAAGAGTTGTAAACACCACTTTCCAATTATTAGGGGTAATTGCGTGTTTTACCCCAAAAACCTGTAGTGTCTTAGTAAGAGTTGAGGCACCCGGTTGGTTCGTTGTAATTGTTACCGGGTCAAAATAGTCAAGGTCTAGAGCTGCAACGGTACCAGTTGCGTAATTGTCTGTGTAAAGGTCGAGCTCTATTGCATCGCATCTAATACTAGTTTGGGCCCTTGAGGCGATATAAGCCCTAGCGTAATTAAGGGCATCCTCGTCCGTCTGCATTAACAGGTTTTGTTGGTTATATGAGTGAGTAAAATACTTTTCTATGCTTGCAGCGTTTGTAGCTATTTGAGCCGTACCGCCTGTACGTGTGATGCTAGCCGAGTTATAGACGAGGGTATCGTCTAGCCTCCATACGGCATTAGCGTAGCCAATATCGGAGCCATTATCGTTAAACACTACAGGCGTACCGTTGATACTCGAGACTGTGACGGTGCGATCTTGGAAAACAAAAGAGCCCGTAGCCGATACGTAAAAAGCCCCGTACTCGCTTGTAGTTACAGTCTGCATAGCAGCTAACGAGGTCCGAGCAGTGCCGGGGTCGGCTTGCATAGTTGTAAGGCCCGGGTCCACGTCACGCATAGACTCAGGCCAGTCAATAGCATCGAGTATTTGATTTATGCGGGTACCGGATAAGTCCCCAGCCGTGGCCCCTGCGACCGTGGCTATCTGAGCATTTTGAGCTAATCTAAAAGCATCTACGGCCTGAATTGTCGTATAGGTTACTTCGTCCGCGTTAAGCGGTGTAGTGGTCGTATAGCTAGTAATAAAGCCGGCAAACAGTGGATAGGTCACTCCTAAGTAAGTAGCTGTTATCTGCACTTTACGCATAGGGTCAAGTAACTCGTAATAAGGGCTAGCAGGATTTTGTGGGTTAAAGTCACCGTTTTGGTCCACAATACGCAGGCTTAGGCTACCTGTTTGGAATTGGTCCGCCTGAGCGTTACGGCCTCGGTCTATATCTATTTTATTAACTTGATTACTTACGTCCACAATAACGGCTGAGGCATCTGCTAAAACGTTAGTGCCTAAAATACCTTCGTCAATAATCATAGCTTGAGCAAAAGACGGACCAGTAGAAAAGTTAATAACAGCGTTTATTGTAGGTACAGTCATTAGATGGCACCGGCGTAAGTAGTGGAGTTGCCATAACGGTTAAGCTCCTGAATAGCGTTTTGTACAACTGCCGCTATTTGTTGATCGCCTATACCTGTGGCGTTAATCGTAATGTTAGTCGCGCCTATACCCATTTCTCTAAGAGTATCGCGCTCGCCTATTGCAAAAGAGCCCGCATTAAGAGGCACGTCTAAAGCACCGTAATTAGGAGGATTTATACCGCCCGGGTTTTCCGGCACGATACCTATTCCCATAGCGCGTAATGTGTCGCGCTCGCCTATGGCGAATTGACCAAAGTTAAGGAAATTAGCAATTACGCCGTAAGTTGCTTTACCAAAGTTTTCCATCGCAAGAGTAGCGTTTTCTGTTGCCTTAATTTGTCCGGCAAGGGCTGTATTTCCTTCGTGTATAGCAATTTTAGAAAGGATACGTAGTTCCGTTTCTTTATCCGTTGCTGAATTAAGAGCCGCATATAAACCTACTCGTTCTACGTCAAACTTCTTTTTTAATTCCTCTAAGGCTTGTTGGTCTGCAGTAAGGATTAGTTTTCTAGTCGTGTTTGCGTTATCTATTGTGGAAAGAGCGTTTTTAGTTTTAGCTAGTTTAAGGGCATCGGCGTTAGCTTTATCTATTGCCTTACGTTGCCCCGGAGACTGTGCCGGCGTGCCTGCCGAGCGTGCTTTAGCAGCTGCGCCAAAGGTACTTAGGTTTGGTATTTTGCCTAATAGCCCAAAGAAATCACCGATAAAAGTATCTTGGTAAACACCTTTAAGCCGGTTAATGAGTGAGGCAATACCATAAACAGCGTTACCAATACTTGTAGCCATATTTTCTATGGCGCTTGTAGTTTTACCAATACCGTTAGCACCGGAGATTAGGTTAATCGCGTCTAATAAATCCTTACCAATAATCTCAGCTGAGTTAGCGAGCGCGACATTAAGTAACTGTATCTGCCCTGAATAACCCTGCACTGCCGCAGTAGCTTGGCCGGAAAACTTCTCATTAAGCTCAGCCATAATTGCATCCATATCACCGGATGCGAGTGTCGCCTTAGATAAACCTGCGCCTAGCCTGCTAAGAGCTGTGGTCTGCCCTGAAAAGCCTTTAGCTAATGCGGATGAGACTGAACCTAAATCTTTACCCGTAGCTGCGCTTATATCTAGTGCAAGGGTTAAAGCCTTTTGAGATTTAGTAACGTCCGAGGTCGCGGTTAATAGTGTCTGAAAGGCCGGCCTTAAATTATCATCGAGCACGCCCGTAGTACGTTGTAAATCACCTATAAACTTTTCTACGCCAATAGAGGCAAAAGCATTACCTGTATTAGCTAGTGCCAGTGCAAGAGATCGTGCGGCCTTCTCGTCATCCGCAAAAGCCTTTATGGCTCGCTTACTGTAAGTAACTAGCGCGGCTGCTCCAAAGGCAACGCCAAAGGTTTTAGCAAGGTTTTTAACCCCACTGTTTAATTTATTTACTGCGCTCTCAGCTTGCTTAAAGCCTTTAGCATCAAACTTAGAGCCTAATAGGATCTCAGGAAATGCCATTATGCAGCCCTCCTAAATCTTTCGGTTTTATTTCTCAACATAAAAGTAGAGGTAGCTTTATCTATCGCCTTCATAGCCGCGCCCTCTGCAACACCTTTAGACTCGGCCCACGCACGGTAAATTAAACGGCCTCGGCCTTTAAGGCTTGAGGTAAGCGGAGGTAGGTTTTTAATAAACTGCTCGCCCGCACCTTCCCAATTAGCGTGTGAGTATTTATTACCTCGAGGGCCCTTAGGGCCTACCCATGGCCTACCTACGCCTGGGTCCACTATGCCGGCTTGCTCGTAAATAGCGCCTGCAGCTGTTTTATTAAATATCCTCGCCATACTACTAAAGCCGTTTTTATTAACTTTAGATACGCCTGTGGTAAAGCCAATACCCTTGCTTACTTCGTAAGCGTTGTAACGTGGAAAAGTAGCCGCCTCGGAGGCGTTGTTATTCCAATTACGCATAGGGTTAGAGACTACGTACCCTTTGGCTTTTCTTACTACAGGCTGTAAAGCGTTGCGTAGCTCTGTTTTTAATTCTTTATCAAGATCAGGAGCAAAAGCGCGTAGGGCTTTGCGTAGGTCTGCATTACCTCTTAGCTCTACGACGGGCATCTTTTATCTCCTTAGCATCATCTTGTAAAACCTTTATCAAACTTCTAAGCATTACTTCGTCTATCTCTAATAACGCCTGTGGCGAGACTCCTAACCTCACACTTAACTTAGCGATAAGAAAAGTTATAGAGTCCCGCCCGAGAGCGGGTCATCATCGAGCACGTCCACGTTACTTAGAGTTTTAATAAACTCCTCGCCAAACATAGGTACGGTTTCTCCGGATCTACGGATGCACTCCCACGCAAGCCAAAAGATGTCCGTTAATTTCTGTTCCTGAGTAAACGCCGAGTAAAACGATTTTTTAGCGTAAATCTCAAAACCATATTGGACTAACGGAGTAATCGGATACTCTCCGACTGTTCCGTCTGCCCTTGTTACTTTTAACTTAGCCATTGTTTGCCCCTTAGTTTGTTATCAGGATGTAGTAATTACGATAGGTGAGTTACAAGTAAATGTAATGCTCTGTGTAGCAATATCGCCTACAGCGCCGTTAATATCTTGAGTATTGTTTACCAAAATAGTAGTGCTGTATAGCGG